TTTTCCATTTGTTCTGTTGCCAAACCAATTGCCTTACATAAATCTTGATATTCCTGACTGGCATAGGCTTCTCTTTCTTGTGCGCCCAGACTTTGTTCGGATGATTGCTTCATTTTAATGCTTTTAAGACTAGACTTAAATGTTTCCAATTCAGCCAAATGCCCTTTGGCTTCTGCATATTTACTAGCATTAGCAAGAATAAAGTCTATACATTTATTAGGATCAATTAATTTCATTTATTCTCCGTCATAACATTCACATGGAACTTCTGATGTAAACATTTTCATTTGTGCATTATCTGAATCAATTAATTCCTTCCAAGACCAATTTCTTCCCAATCCTTTAACAGTTGTAAGATTAATTTGAGCATTTTTTTCCATATCCAATGCTCTTTTAATTAATTCTGGATGAGTTTTATTTAATTCCAATATTTCTTTTGGTCTAGAACTTGGGCAAAAAAAACAAGCAGATTTGCCTGGTAATGATAATCCAGCATTTTTGATAGTTTCAATACATTCATCTCTGCCCATATTCCATTCAACTAATGGATATTTCATATTAAATTTTGCTGTTATTTTTTCATCCAATACACGATTTGCACGATGAGGTTCATCAGCATCGTAACCAATATATTTATTCACTCGCCCCCCCCCAGTCCATATTTCTTTAACCATAGGATGATTTTTAATATATTTATCTTGTGGCTCACCTTTAAATTGTTGGCTACATTTTTTGTATCCAAAAGCAATTGATGGTAATGTTTTATGACCAAGACAAAATTGTTCTAATCCCATATGTTTACTAGGTGTTTCTGCTTTTACATAAATAATGGCTGGAAATCCTTTAGAAATTAACCAATTATTAAACATTTTTAAATATTGATAAGTTTCTGGTCTTTCTCCACCAGTATCAGCAAAAGTAATTAAATCGCATGAAATATTACGATTAATCATTTCAATCAACATTGCTGTTGAATTTGTTCCAGCACCATAACTTACTATATTCATTTTGTAGCAATCAAATATGCGCCATAATTGGCAAAACAATAGCCTGAATACATACAAGCCAATCCCATGTTACCTTTTATTGCTTGTTCAATGGCAATATACAAGTAGATTAAACCAGTAACCATTATTAACCATGAACTCATAACCATTCTCCATATTTTCCTCTGTTACCTTTTTTCCATTGATCTGCCATGTCATCAAGATATGTATATAAATTTTTATGTTTATTTACATATTCTTTAAACTTTTTTAGACCCCATTCATTGCGCCAAATAATCAATTGCCTTACTGCACATTGATACCTAATTTCATTAGACATTTTTCTTTAAGCGTTTGGTAGGTGTCGTATCCGTTTCCGATGACACCGAGTTCTTTCGCTTTGGCTTCGATACCTTGGTTGCTAAACATCCATTTTTTGTCGATCTTTTCTGGGATCGGGGTAAGGTCGATTTGATCTTCGTATCTACCTTGTCGAATGAAGGTGGCTGGGTGCGGGATGTAGGCTGAGTGGGTTTTGTGGATTCGCCAGTATTGACAGTATCTTTCTGTTCCTTCATATAAGGATCGCTGTTCCATCTTGGAAAGGCTATGAAAAAGTCTAATGCATAACTTTTTAGCCACTTTGCGGGGGTATAAAGACCACCAAATCTCGAAATCTTCCGACATTCTTTTTCCTTTTCTATTCCTTGTTTAATAATTGAAACCAATCCTTCCTGAACTAACCATTCCAATCCTTCATGGTCATAAGTAACTTCAATCATTACATCGCCATTAGGCAAATCTTCTTTATGTTTGACTTCAATTTTCATGAGTTATCCCCCAAGTTTTGTTGATGTTGTGTGCTTCTTCAATTAGTCTGGCAAAGGTAATCTGCCATGCGTATTTTTCTTTAAGTTCCATCTTGACAACCTTGTAATAAATATCAAGGATTTGTTTGTCGGTAAGTGGAACTGCATATGCGGCTACTCTATCTTCTGTTGTAAATGTTGTCATGTCTTATCCTTTAATCTGGCAATATATCCTGTTTTTTCATTCGTGCTTCAATCAATTTTCTAGCCTTTTTTAATGCTCTTGCTTCTATATCACTAACACCTACTCTGCTTAATCCCATTGCTTTAGAAACTTCTTTTAATGTCATTTCTGTAAGACCAAACTTTAATGGGTCTTTGCCATTGGCTAATTTTTTCAAAATGGGGCATCCTCAAATTTAAATGGTTTTTTGTTGGTCGGAACATAAGTATATGTCCAGTCCTCATAAATGCTAATTAATTTTTCTGCTTCTTCTTTGGTGCGAACCCATCTGCATAACTGACCAAATTCATCAAAAATATTAAAGTAACTGTCGTGATATTTTTGTTTTTTCATTTAATCTTTCCACCAAATAATTGTGATTCTTTTTCATTCAATGCAAATTGCAATCGCATAGTTTCTTCTTCCAGAACCTTAACCCTTCTTTCTAATACACGCACTTGAGTATCGGCTACTTGAAGCATTGTCATTAAAAAATTGATGCGTTCTGTATTTTCCATTAACTTATCTTAACACGATGAATAAAAAAATATCTAGGGGTTTTTAATTAATTTGTTTGTATATATATTAAATATAAATAAATACTACTTATTGGTTACCCTTCTGTGAACGAACCTAGCCCACCTAGATTCGCCTTAATCTGTTACCCAACTGAGTTACAGAACCCGACAGTCGTTCAAGGAATCGGCACTATCTTCGCCACCGATCTGTGTGCTGTTACATCCTTTATCCCCCAGTAGCACTTTAGTCTTGATCGCTGGTGGTGGTGAATCCCCAATCAAGAACTTACTAATTATTGTATCGTATTTTCCTTTCCTATCAACTCAGGGAAAACGATATGCCAAGTCTGGGGCAATATATCCTTGCGAGTAATAAGACCATTTGATTGTTTTTCTAGAGTTGCGCCTAAAAATACAAACTGGCTAACTGGAATACCTTTTTTGCGCCACATCGAAACTGCTGGAACGCTTACTTTACATAGTTTTGCCACTACTGTGCAACCCCCTAAAAGGTCAATTATTTGAGAATCTGTTAGTTGTAGTTTATTGTTCATAGTAGAAATATTAACCCTTAAAGCCACATTTTACAACACTTGTTGACAATTGAATTCATTAAGGTTAATGTAATGATACCTGATAGTGGGTGATAACTAAGGAAAATAATGGAAATTAACGAATTTGAGCAAGAATTAGATGATTTATTGGATAGGCTAGACAAAGTATTAAGCCAAGATGATATGGCTACATTGCGTTATGCCTGTGGGAAAACTAAGCAACCTATGTTGCGAGAAATTTTTGATGACTTTAACAATATTTTTGGAAAGAAAACGACATGATATTAAGTAAACCTAAAGAAAGCACAACTATGGAATTTAGAAATCCTGATGCTGGTAGTTATCTTGGAAGATGTATTTCTGTGATTGATCTTGGAACGCAGACTACAACTTGGGAAGGTCAAACTAAGCAACAACATAAAGTGATATTAAATTTTGAACTGTTTGGGGAAGATTCTCAGGGAGTATTAGAAATTGATTCAAAGCCATTGGCAGTATATAAACGCTATACGCTAAGTAATCATGAGAAATCAACGCTAATGGTTGACTTAAAAAGTTGGAAGGGAAAAGAAGTTGAATTGCCACTTGATCTAAATAAATTGCTAGGTCAATTTGCAATGGTAAATGTAATACATAACGAATATCAAGGAAAGACTTATGCAAACATTGGTGGACTATCACAAGTTCCTACAGTATTAGCAAAAGCGGGTTTCCCAAAAGGATTCAATGAGCCTTTCCTTTTTGACTTGTCAAAGCATCCTGTGAACTTTGATAAGGTTTGGGCATGGCAACAGGAAATGATTAAGAAGTCGGCAGAGTGGGTTAATACAGAAGCAAAAAGAGAAGCAACCACTTTAGTTGATGATGATGTTCCGTTTTAAATTTTAAAAGGAGTGCATACCATGAATAGCACGATTAAAGATACGATTGAAGCAAGAGCAATAAAAGGTCGAATTGAAGTCGGTTATGACGATGATCAGCCAGCCATTGCTTTTACAGCAGAAGGTTTAAAATCAGTCATCAGAACAACTGTTCGGGTATGCGCTGATCGCATTACAGACCCAGAAGAAAGAGAGCAAATGCTTCGTCTGGGAGATTAAATAAGATTTTCAATTAGTGAGGATTGAAATGGAAATAAAACATATAAAAGAATCAACCCATTGGTATTGCGCTATTACAGGCGAACCAAAATATACAGTTATTGCTAAAACAACTGGCAAGGAAAGACCGACAACACTTGCCGATGCAAGGAAATTAAATTTAGTTCCTAGCGTTACTACAATATTGGCTCAGTTAGCCAAGCCAGCATTAACCAATTACTTAAATGAAAACCTTTTATTGGCGGCATTAACTTTGCCCAGAATTGATGGCGAATCAGAACTAGATTGGATTAATCGAGTAATGACCGATAGTAAGGCTCATTCCAATAGAAGAAGGGAAGAAGGGGAACAGGCTCATGCAATCATTCAGGCTTATTATGAATCGACTTATATGCCCTTTAAACCGCCCTATGTTGATGCGGTTGATAAAGCCTTGAGGGATGCATTTGGTGAACAGGAATGGCTTTCTGAACACAGTTTTGCCCATCCCGATCTTAGATTTGGGGGAAAGGTTGATTTGCATAGCAAGTCTGGGGTTGTGGTTGATATAAAAACTTCAGAAAAAGACCCTGAAACTATCAAGCCATATCCAGAGCATCTTTATCAATTATCAGCCTATCGGGAAGGCTTAAAACTAGGCTCAGAAGCACGATGCGCCAATATCTATGTCAATGCCCTAACTAACCAAGTAAAGGTCGTAGAACACTCAAAAGAAGCCTTGGCAGAGGGTTGGGAGTGCTTTACTCATTTACTAAGGTTTTTTCAGATCAAGAATCACTTATAATAACCATAGGCAAGGCTCATAGAATACCTTCATCTACCGAGAAGGTTTTTCCTCACGATATGGGTCTTGCCTACCAATACTGTATATCCATACATTAGGGTAAACCCTATTAGGGTTTTTATTTCTAATATTTGTTAAAAAGTGCTTGACACATTAAGCAAACTTAACGAAACTACTATTACTGCGACATTGCAGGGAAATTTAAAAAGGAAATTAAGATGAAAATAAAACAAATTCAAATTCGTGGTAATTGCCAATGCTGTGGTCGTGAACAGGCTGTAGTTGGTGGTTTTATGTCCAAGCATGGTTATACAGTTGAGCATGGTTGGTTTCAAGGTGTATGTTCAGGCAATGGTTATCAACCTATGCAATTTAGTCGTGATGAAACAGATAGCATTGTTGCTAATATTCGTGCTGAAATCCCTAAGTTATTGGCACAAGCAGAACAAGTTGAACTAGGTTTGTTACTGCCAAAATTTATTACCAGAAGTTCTTATGATGCAGTTGCTAGTAAAAGAATTTTTGTAGAAGTTCCATATGCTGATGCAGATCAGTATGAACAGCGTAATGCAAGAAATAGCATGGCT